CGGAGTGTCCAATTTCTTAGCAAATCCTGCCCAGGAGATTCCTTGCCAGATAACCGTTCCGCAGCGAGAACAATTTATGGGTTTGAAATCTGAGTTCATCATTGAAATAACTGCTCCTTTGACCCACTGTTCCACCGTTCCGTGTTCCCCTCTAAAGAGGGGGAACACCGGAACGGTTTGGCCGATTCTGTCGCACTGTTCCGTGGATTTTGACGGAACGGTTGCGGAACGGCGGAACGGTTACTCATTAGGACTCCAAGGCTTGACATCATTTGCCAAAAATTGCTGCTGATGACCATAAAGATACTTCTGACCATCCTTGCGATAGGTGATAAATCCATTTCCAACTAGACCATCAATGACATATTTCAACTCATCATTGGCAATGGACTGACCCTCTTTTCGCAGATGTTCAGCAATCTCATTTCGACCTAATTCATAACCGACTCTCTCAAGCAGATTAGAGACAATCTCCATCTTTTGTTCCCTTGTGGAAACCTTGATGATTCCTCCAGAAATCGAAACAGAGATCGAACCGTCAGGTGCCGAGCGTAGGTTGGCAACGCCGACGGTCTTGGCATCAGGGCAGATGGCTCTGACATGGCCAGGACGGTCTTTTGTGCAGGTGATGTCCAGGGCACCGTCAATGCCACGGCCAAAGGGCATCGACACCGAAACGGCAAATGCCGCACCATCGATGTCGGCTCTTTTGGCTTGGGCACCGATGGCATAGTTGCCACGATTGTCTTTACTCTTCGTTACATGGTCGATGGTCAAAATGCCAGCGCCACCAATCCGCAATGGTTTAAGAACCTTCTGTGAGAAGGTGGTCGCATCTTTGTTCTTCTCTAGGTCTAATCCGAGCAAATTCATAGCCGCGTTGACACCATCGACAACAATGAGCGTCGGCAGATAGGCCATAATCTCGGTGCGCATTACCTCACCGATTCCTTCTCCAAGAGGTTCGTCAGGGTTGGCATATCGAAACAATTTGAACTTATCGGTTGCCACTTTCATCGTTTTGAGACGATTGAGGATTCCACGAGCCGAATCTTCAAAATCAAGGTAGAAAACAATGTTGTTCTTCTCTAGTTCCTGCCTGATTGCCTCTAGCGCGATCCAAGTTTTACCCGATTCGCTCTCTCCGAATATGGCATTGATTTTGCCACCGTAGAGCAGCGCATTGCCATCTTCACGCTTGAGCATCGATGGTGCTGGTTCATCTTCAAGTTCTAAGTCTGCAATTTGTTTTGGAATCCACGATGATTCTTTGACGACTCCATCTTCATCGTGTAGTTGCACTAGCGATGGCGAATGAATCTCTAAGGTTCCAAGTTCCCTCTGTTGGCTTCCATATCCTTGAGCGCGAAGTGCTTTGGCGGCAGATGAGAAGTCTGAATTGTGTTCGACAATGGCATATACGGCAAATTTCGTATATGAACGCTCTGCTTCAAAAATTGTGGAGGTTGAGAAAACGAAAAGTTTGTCGTTTCCAGCGTGATTTGTGGTCGCGCTGATGCCATCGTTCTTTCCTGGTCTGCGCCAAGCAGTTACCTTGTCTCTTGTTGTATAGACCTTAGACCAACCGAGCGGTTCTAATATCTGTTCCCAAGTGACTTTGGCATTGTAATCATCGCCAGGAGTTTGCCCATCGGTCTTTACTTTGATGTCCTCGGTGATCGATTCGTGTTTAGGAATTGCATCAAAGGTAACAAAGAGTTTATGGAGTTGGTCGCGTTCGGCGACCGTCAGGGTCGGTATTGACCGAGGCGAGCCGACCAACATCGACCAGGTTCCTCCTGATGGATGGCAAGTGCCAGCAGTCGGAGCGACGATGACAAAGCCGCCCTCCCCGCGAGTCTCGGCCAAGACATCAATGTTTCCATTTTCACCAGGGCGACGAGCAAGTTTCGTGTTGCCAGGCACTTGTCCATCAATGCGATAGAGCCAATGCAAACCGCCCGATGGTGTGACTTCTACATAACCATCATTGATTCGCTGCCATACTTCACCAAGACCGGCATTTTGTGCCATCTCTTTAAGATCAAGATGTAATTTATCTGCAACCGCTCTTCCCTCAAGTTCAAGCATCTCCAAATTGCCCGAAACTTTGCCGCAGATGACTCCGACACCTTCTGCGACTTGAAACCAAGTTATCAATTCTTCCGGCGTTGGTAATCGTTCTTGATATTGCTTCCACGATGAAATGCCTGGTCGCTTGCTGCCATCAGTTGCCACCGGCACCGCAGCGATGCCATTTGCAGCGAACTCAAGAGCCGTTCTTAGAATCTCCCCCGACATTTTTTAACCTTTCACAAAGCGATTGACAATCCATTCAACAACCGGCACCGCCACCGCGTTGCCCATTTGTTTGTAGCGATGTGAATCTACTTGTCCTTCTGTCCACCCATCAGGAAACCCTTGTAACCGCTCGCATTCCAAAGGAGTTAAACGCCGCACTGTAGTTGTAGCAACTGCATGAGTATCACTTCGCGTCAATGTGTACATTGGCCCATCTTCACAAAAACCTGCTCCTCCTGGTCCGTTGTGATCTTGCCTATCAATCATCGTTCCTTGTATTGCATAAACATACGGCACACGCGCTCCCCCTGTTCCCCAATATGTTGCCACCGTTGGACAATAATTCGGATAAATTCGCAAATCTTCAACTCTTGTTGCTTCAAAGATAAAGACAGTGTGGAAGTTACTCGTTGAAAGTGTGAATGCTTTGTCATTACTCAAGAGAAATCCCTTCCCCCCCCCGCTCTTTCCTTCTCGTTCACGCATTATAAAAATTTCAAAATGCTTCATCTAAAACCGCTTGAAATCTATTTTTATCTGGCATTCTTTGCTCATTAGATGAAACTGTGATGGTATCGGCTAAATCTGTTCCATTCCACCATTTGCCATTTGTTTTAATGCTTTTTCCAATTTTTCTGGAAGTGTTTTCTTCCTGTTGTTTGCTCTTCGCAAGATACCCTGCGCGGCCTTCGCCGATAGCGAGTATTTCTTCAGGTGTTCGCCATTTGTCTCCAAGACATCCGACAATGAAGATTCGACGACGGCGTTGGGGAACTCCGAAGTATTGAGCATCAAGCACCCGCCATCCCACGCGATACCCGAGTTTGACCAACGCTTCAATGACAACGGCCATGTCTCTTCCGTTATTTGATGAAAGTAAACCAGGCACATTTTCGAGGATAAACGCTTGCGATTGAGTTTCTTCAAGAATTCGACAGATTTGCCAGAAAAGTCCACTCCGTTCTCCTGCCAATCCTTTTCGCTTACCGGCAACTGATAAATCTTGACAGGGGAATCCTCCTGTGATGATTCCGTTGTCAGGAGAAAATCCTGCTCGTAATAATTGTGCACCTGTTACCTCCCGAATATCTCCAAAAATTTCCGAAGTTGGAAATCTTTTCTTTAGAACTTTTTGCGCATTCTTATCCCACTCAACCGAAGCGACAACTTTGAAACCGGCTCGTTCAAGTGCTAAATCAAAACCACCAACACCTGCAAATAATGAAACCGCAGTCATTTCATTCATTACATCCCCCTTCCTAAATCGACCACCATCCACCGAATTTTGCCTTGCCACTTGCAATCCATTCACGATGTAACGCTGCTTCTTTATCCCAATCTGTTTCGTGAGTATCACGCCCACAATCAGGACAGATTTCACTGCCAACATCTTCGTAGATATGCCGACAGTTCATAATGACTCACGACCTTCTACCTTCGACGGATCGATGGCAGGGGAAAGATAACCCTCTTTTCGTAACTGATGCGCGATGAGCAGACCCATTTGATAAGGCGTGTCAGGAAGTCCTAATTCGTAATGTTTCCAAAGAATATAGGCAATTGCACCTTCAGCACTTGCGCGGGTCATAATAAACGCCTTTTCATTTCTTCGGAAGCAAATTTGATTCTAGCCTCTGCAATTGAAATGTAATCATCTAGCATCTCAATTCCAATAAATTTGAAATTTTCATAAATTGCTGCTTTGCCGGTCGAACCGCTACCCATAAATGGATCAAGAACAATTCCACCAGGCGGTGTTATCAAGCGGCAGAGATAACGCATGAGGTCAGTTGGTTTTACCGTTGGGTGATAGTTTTGTTTTCTGCTATCACGAGGATTTCCCGAACCGGTCAGCATTGTGTCTGTTTCGCCACCCATTTTGTTGGCCGTTGTGTAATGTCTTAATGGGAATTGCTCTAAATCTAAACCTTCATTGCGATCACCCTTACTTGCTTTGGCGCAGTAAAAAAACTTTGACCATTCACTCTCAATTCCATCGTGAATGACATTGGCGGGCCAACGGCCTTTATTTAATTCTTGAATACCGTGACCGCGCATATTTTCCCAACCTGAATCATTCGGTTGATTGGCTTTCCCATCTCGTGCAGTTCCACCTTCATTCCCAATCCTCGCGCCATCAATGTTCAACCCACCTGTGCCATAGGTCAGCACATTGGCGGCGACGGTGCCGATAAGCGGTTTGCGGGCGACAACGATGGGTTCGTGCGCTGGCTTGAGTGCGGTGCCCCAGCCCTGCCATTGCTTCGCCTCGGCGGTAAATGGATAGGTTAGTTTTGCAGTTGCTCCTTCAGAATGCCCGCCAAGAATTCCATTCCCACCTATTCCGTATGCGGGAATTTCTGAAATAATTTCACGCTCTACTCCAGCGTTTTTATCAATCGCTTTTGATACATCCAAAGATTTGGGAAATCCTGACCCATAAATCCACATAATCTGATCGCGGATTTCAAAACCCGCATCCTCAATGGCAACCGCCATTCGGTGATATGTGCGAGAACCGCTAAAGGCAAGCAAGTGACCGCCTGGTTTGAGAACGCGCAGACATTCAGCCCAAACTTTGATGTTGAATGCGATGCCACTTGCATCCCAACTCTTGCCCATAAAACCTAATTCATAAGGTGGGTCAGTGACGATTGAATCAATGGAATTATCTTCCATCGCTTTCAAAACAGCACGATTATCGCCGTGATGAATAATAAAGTTTTCCATAAACCCCCAAATCTAATTTTATTTTGTGAGGTGACGAGATTTGCACTCGCCAGCGCCCCCGAAAAATTGCGCTCGCATCTTGCGACCTCGATCCATGTCATCGGTGGAAAGGTGGCACCGATGACTTACGCGAGACAGATGATGAGACGGAGGAAACATCATCTGCCATAAAGACTAAACCGGCTTTGCTCCTAACTGAGCCAGCAATGCCATTACTTCAGGTGTTAATGCCCCGCCGTCTTTGACCGCCGCCGGCGCAGGCGTTGGCGCTGCCGGTTGCGGTGTTGAAAGATAAGCATTCGCCTTGGCAACGGCCGTGGCATCGCCGGTGGCATCTAAAAGAATCCACGGTGCGCTCTTGCCTGGTTTGGCAGCGCCTTGGCCGATACGAGCAAGAACCTTTTGATTGATTTTGCTTTTTAGACTATTGCGTAGTCCTACATTGAACCACAAAAGCGAGTTGTAATTGCGGTTGGTGTCAAGATCAACAACATTGACCTCAACGGCCTCTGCCAATCCGTGAATGGTTTGAATTCCGGTCTTATATTCAACCGGAGTGATGATGAGCAAATGATTTGCAAGGTCTGCAACTTTCACGCTCTCTGAATTTGATGATGGTGCTGCGAAGGTCATTCCCCCGTCTCCTTATCTACTTGTCGGTTCATTCTGTTTTCTTCATCATTGCGTTTGATGTCATTGATGGTTGGTTCAACTTCATCTTGAGCAAAACTAATATAGACAATCTTGGCTTCGCCACGAATGCCTATCATCCATCCAATAACCCGAAGGATTGCATTTTGCCAAACACTCATTGCCTTAACTACGAGGTTCGGTTTCACCATTGCACGCTTTCGAGAGGTCTTTACTGAACGGTTGAAAATAAGGGCAATAATTGCAAAGCCTGTTTGCAGACTTTGGAATCATCTCCCACATTGAAGGATTCGATTCGACATCAACTTGCGCAAGCAAAGCATAGAGATTATCCATTCGCTCTAATGCCTTGAGTGCATAAGCCTCGTCATAATCGTAAAATTCAATGTGCATCTCATCTATGGAACCGCTTGTGGGCAGATAAACTAAGGCAACTTGATTGACCTTCGCTCCTGTCTGCGCCTTTCCGAATCCATAAAGTTGAATTTGTGTTTGATACTGCACATTACCGCCATCTTTGCGTTTTCGATCCATTTGAGCCGGCGATGTGGTTTTCCAATCGATTACGATGCCTTTGTTGACATCGTATAAATCGATTGTTCCGGATAAATTGCCTCGGATATTCACTCTTTGCTCAACTTCATATCCTTCGATTTTGCGAAAGACATCGGCCAAGTAATTATGAATCGCCGAACCAACTTGTGCACTCCAATTGGATGAACCGCCCTCGTTAACCTTCTCCCAATCAAGCAATTTGTAAGCAAGTCGGCGAGTGCATTCGTGACCAACTTCTGATGGGCCGATAACTACCTGCTTGGCTCTCGGTGTCCAAATTCCTGCTTGTGTAATGAAGCCGGATAGTTCTTGACCGAGAGCCTTTGCAGGTTTGACAGGGGAAA